CGTCTCGGCCATTAGTGTTGTGACGCAGCAAAACACGATTCTTGAGGATTTGCTCGACCAAGATGCCGCTCAAATTCTCGATCAAGACTCGGTTGTTATTCAAACGGTCGGCAATGCGCCGATGGTTTCTATCACGAGAGAGAATAGCCCGGCGTCATTTGACGTAGGCATCACGACGCTCGCCAATTCGAGCAATGGTGCGGAATTTGGGCCGGGCGCTTTTGATGCGGGCGATTCTTGGGGCGTCACCAACAGCGATGGCACCGAGACAAGCCCGGTATCACTGGACGCTGGCACGGGTCCGGCCGTTAAGATCGCGGCAATTGCCGGCGTTAGCCCCACAAGCAGCGATTTTGGTCAGACGCAAGGCGTCAATCGTGCTGACGCTGTAGAGACAAGCCCCGTTAGCTTTGAGGTAGGAACTTGCTTTGGGACTAATCTTGCACAATTATCAGAGTATTCCCCGCTAGGATTCGACACGGGGTTGATAGTGAAAGGAACCAAACAGAGCACCGGAGCAGAGGTTAGCCCGGCATCACTGGAATATGGAAGACTGGTTAAGGGCACTCAATTATGGGTGCCGGTTATTATTGAAACGACAACGCCCTGGGCGCCAACATAGAGGATTAACACGTGGCCATACAGATCGGAGCGCTGCTTAGAGTGGCGGAAGCAAATCAGCAGGCTTTGCACGACGGCGGAGTTTTGCGGTATTACACTGGCTCGCTTCCAGCGACTATCGAGACGGCTGCGACGGGTACGCTGGTGGCGGAGTTTGATCTCCCTACCCCCGCCTATACCATCCCATCGGTTGACGATGGGTCGCAGGCTGTGGCAACCGCTAAGCCTATTGCGACAACCAACGCTGTTGCGGATGGGTCGCCGGTCACGTATTACCGCTCGTATGCGTCAGGCGGCGTAGACCCGGATGATGCTTTGAAGCAGGGCACCATCTCTGCGACAGGCGGCGGCGGGGATATGATTATCGACGACCCCAATATCACCAATGGCGAGCCGCTCAGTGTGGGGACGTGGACCTATACCCAGCCGAGGCAGACAATTCCTTAAAGCAGGGCAAGAACCGTGTGGGACTGTCGCCGCATCCAGAGGAGGGAGCGGCGCCTCACAGGCCAGGGGTTGAGCAAGAGGGTGATTGATTGGACTGCGACTGTCAACGATTGCACAGAGACGCCGAAGCGGCTATCCTTAGACAGGAAGCAGAAAGACTCCAAGAGCAAGTCAAGGGTCTAGTCGCTGAAATCCGCTGGCTAAGGTATCGGATTCACGCAGTGGGTGGTCTGGAAGTGCTAGAGCGGCGGTCGGTGCCAAGGAATCGGCCAGAGCGATACAAAACGTTGGCGGAAACGTGGGATCAAGCTTGGACGAGGCAATGACTAGGAAAGAAACCGACGCCATCATGGGTATGGGCTGGGAGTACTGTGATGCTTTGATTACTGTCACTCAGAAAGAAATCGACGGCGAGGCTTTATTCGAGGCACGTTTGATCTGTCTTCCAGATCTCGTCGAATACGGTGAAACCTTCGAGGAAGCTTATGATCTTGCGGTAGATGCCATGGAGACTACTGCTGAAGTGGAAGCAGAGAAGGAAGCCGAGATAAAGTGTGCGGATTTCCACACACATTAGAGTTGATGACATGACGCACCGCAGCATAGGACTAAAGCAAAAAAACCCTGTCGAGTTGAAGGCACACTTCAATAATGCGCGGACGCATTCAGCCGAGCAAATTCAACAGATAGCGCGAAGTATTGAAGAGTTCGGATTCACAAACCCTGTCTTGGTGGCTGGCGCTAACATTGTAGCGGGCCATGGGCGCGTCGAAGCGGCAAAGCTGATGGGGTTGGATAAAGTGCCGTGCCGCGATATCAGCTACCTGGATGAAACGCAGCAGCGGGCTTATGTGCTGGCCGATAACAAGCTGGCCGAGAATGCGGGCTGGGATTGGAATCTAGTGGCACTAGAGATTGCAGAATTGCGGGCAGTCGATTTTGATATCGATATGTTGGGCTTCTCAGCGTTAGAGCTGAATGATATCGAGGCGGCGAGCGTGGGTGAGCAGGGCGATTTTGAGAGTCTGGCCGATAAGAGCCAGACGTGTCCAGCATGCGGCCATGAGTGGTCTTAGGCTCGATTGGTGCAGCGCGAAGGCCGCGCGTATGGCGTGCGCGAAGTGGCATTACTCGGGGACTATGCCACGTTCGAAAACCGTCAAGATCGGGGCATGGGAAAACGGGGTTTTTGTGGGGTGCGTGGTCTTTGGGCGTGGTGCCACTGATCAACTGTTTGCGCAATGGGGTCTAGAAAAGACGCAAGGGTGTGAACTCTGCCGTGTGGCACTATCGAGCCATGAGAGCCAGACCACCAAGATTGTGGCACAGGCGTTGCGTATGTTGAAACGAATGCAACCAGGCTTGCGGTTGGTGGTGAGTTTCGCCAATTCTGCGCAAGGACATGTGGGTACAATTTATCAGGCGGGTAACTGGATTTACACGGGTTTCACGATAACGAAAGAATTTATGGTTCTGGGGCGGCAGTGGCACATGCGAAAAATTCACGCAAAGGGATGGAAACAGCAAGAGGCGTGGCTGAAAGAGCATATTGACAAAGAGGCAAAGACACTGCGCACGCCGCCCAAATACCGCTATTTAATGCCGCTCGACAAAGACATGCGTGCGCACATACAGAAGTCCGCAAAGCCTTACCCAACGGCGTCTGAAGTACGCGATGACCGCCACCAGCGGCACAGCGACGGTGGAACACCGATCCAGACGCTCCAATTTGCACATGGGTAGGCGGACAGGATTCGCGGCGCGCTTCAAGGATGCACCGAAGGGAACAATGATGGGACGCTATGCTTTTGATCCAGACGGCAAGGAGCGCGCCTTTGTGGAGGCGATGACCGCCTATGGTGTGCCGCAGGCTGAGATGGCGGCGGTGATTGGTATATCGGTGGCCGTGCTAGGTGACCGATTTCGCCAAGAGCTTGACACGGCGGTGCCCAAAGCTAACAGCAAGGTGGCCGAATCGTTGTTTCAAAAGGCGATCAATGGCGATACAACAGCGATGATCTTTTGGCTGAAGTGTCGCGCCCGATGGAAGGAACCGCGAGACGATGCAGCGGGCGACAATCATTACAACATCACGATAAACCGGGGTTTGGTTGAATATAGAGATACCCAACGGGTGGAGAGCAAGACCGTACCAGGTGTCGCTGTGGAACGCGCTCCTCTCGGGGACACGTCGAGCCGTCGCGATCTGGCACCGACGAGCGGGTAAAGACTCGCTATCGGTCAATTGGACGGCGGTTGAGGCGTTTAGCGGGACGCCGGGGCTTTACTGGCACCTGGCGCCGACGTTGAAACAGGTACGCAAGATTGTATGGGATGGGCTGGACTCACAAGGGCGGAAGGTGATTGATCAAGCGTTTCCACCGGGGCTGCGCAAGTCCTGCAACGACGCGGAAATGAAGATCACGCTTAACTGTGGGAGCGTGTGGCAGTGTGTCGGCAGTGACAACTATGATTCTCTGGTTGGGGCTAATCCAAAGGGCGTGGTGTTTACCGAGTATTCGCTAGCCGATCCGAGGGCATGGGATTACGTGCGGCCTATTCTGGCGGAGAATGGAGGCTGGAGCCTGTTCGTTTATACCCCTAGAGGCAACAACCATGGGCGTGAATTGTACGAGCTGGCCAAGCAGTCGGACAACTGGTACTGCGACCGACTGACGGTTGAGGACACGGGCGCCATCAAAATGGAAGCGGTGGACGAAGAGCGCCGGCACGGCATGTCTGACGAGATGATACAGCAAGAGTTTTACTGTTCGTTTGAGGGCATCTTAGAGGGCTCTTACTTCGGTCGAGAGATGAGCAAGGCCGAGGATGAAGGGCGAATCACGTCTGTCCCTTACGACCCGCTAATGAAGGTAATCACTAGCTGGGACTTAGGCATCGGCGATGCCACAACCATTTGGTTCTATCAGCTTCACGGCAAAGAGATACGAGCGATTGACTACTACGAGAACTCGGGCGAAGGACTGCCGCACTATGCCAAGGTGCTGCAAGCCAAGCCGTATCTGTACGACACACACATTGCACCGCATGACATTGAAGTGCGCGAGCTCGGTTCTGGCATGTCGCGCATAGAGATAGCCAAAGACCTTGGCATTAAGTTCGCGGTTGCGCCTAGAATCAGCTTGGAAGACGGAATTGAAGCGGTGCGCGGGGTATTGCCTAGGGTTTGGTTCGATGCTGAGAAGTGTAAGGCGGGAATCAATGCGCTGCGGTCGTATCACAAAAGCTGGGATGACAAACGCAACACCTTTCTTGCCAAGCCATACCACGACTGGTCGAGTCATGGCGCTGACGGTTTTAGGTACTTCGCGGTGGCCAATCGTAAGCTAGGAAGGACTCGAAGTAGCGAGCCTTTAACCATGCCGGGTTTGGGCATTGCATAACCATAGGTTATAGTGGGAAGAATGGTAACAAGCACAATCGAATTTTCAACGGTCAAACGCAACGACTATCAGCGGGACCAGGCGTCGCAGCGTGCGCAATGGATAGAACTGCATGCCCGCATTGTCGAACTAGATGCCAGGTTGGCAGCTTTAGAGGCTAAGCCGAAACGTGGACGACCGATCAAACCAGCTAAAAACCCTGAGGCTGACGCTGACTATCGGATGTCAGAAGGTCAGTGATGGAACGCCTACGTTCGTGCCAGAGGATACGATGAGCGTAGATATCACAGCGCCTTGCCTGATACTTCACGGGCCGATTGGCAGGAAGGAAGTCGAAGGCTATGCGGGCGATTTGCACAGAAAACTGATGGGATGATAGAAGATATTTTCAAGCCTGAGCACTATTGTCATGACTGGAAGGAGGGACGCATGAGAGGCGATCGTGAGCTTTGCGAAGCTCAATGTCTATTCCTTGCGGCTATACTGGGCGCAGTGATGTGGGCTGTGATTGAGGTGGTGTTCGCATGACTGACGACGAGCGAGAGCTCTACGAGGAGAACGCGGCCAAATACGAATACGAAGCCGGGTTTTCTCGTGAGCAGGCCGAGAAAGAAGCCGAACTCGATGTGATAAGCCGAAGGTTGCAGTTAAAAGCGACAGGTCGTAAGTGATGCCTGACAAACCTATGTCGGACTCTGAACTTTTGGCGCATGTCAGTCAGGAGATCCAGCACAGCCTGGGGTCTCGTGGTCAGGCGACGGGCGGTAGCATTCTTTCGGCTGAAAGAGCGGAAGCCATGGACGCCTATCAGGGCAAAGCTGTGCGCGAGCTTAAAGGCCAGGAGATAGAAGGCCGGTCGAAGGTGACGAGCGCCGACGTTCAGGAAGTGGTTGACGATTTTCTGCCGGATGCCATGCAGGTTCTGTTCAATCCACAACAGCCACCCGTGCCATTCATGCCGTCCGGTCCTGATGATGAGGACGCGGCCGAGCAAGAGACGGATGCCGTCAATTATGTGGTCTGCTCGCAGAACGAAGGCTTTGAGATATTCAATCAGTATGTGTTCGACGCGTCGCTGCAGAAGAACGGCTTTATCAAGTGTTGGTGGGATGATACGCCGTCTGGCGGGGTTATCGAGTATGACCAGTTATCAGAAGAGGAAGTACAGGTCATAACCGAGCAGCAACCTGGCTGGGAACCTATCGAAGCCGACGAAGAACAACAGATGGTGCCAACCCCCGTGGGCCAGAATCCACAAACGGGAGAGATGATTATCCAACCGATGCCGGTGACGATATACCGCAACGTCAAGTTCCGGGATATGTCTCGCCAAGGCAAGGTAAAAATTCAGAACATTGCGCCAGAGAATTTCGGCATTAACAACGACCACAATTCGGTCGACGTGGATAGCGCTCGGTTTTGCTATCACCGCGAGGAGATTAGTCGGTCTGACTTAAAGCTGATGTATCCCGATGCAGAGGACGTGATTGATTCATTGCCGCATATCCAAGGCCGCAAGGCGGTACAGCGAGAGCGGTTGGCTAGGAGCACGAAAGACGAAGACCAGTACACGGCAAGGACTGAGCATGCGAGCCAGTTGGTTGAAGTCTTCGAGTGCTATTACAGAGTCGATTCAGACGGTGACGGGTTCACCGAGCTGCGAAAGATTGTCAAAGGCGGCGAGTCCGGTGCGCAAGGGATGATTGAGAACACCGAAGTTGACATGAATCCGTTTTGCTCCGGGACTGTCTTCATGCGGCCGCATCGATTCATAGGGTGGTCTCTGGCTGATAAGGCAATGCCAACCTACGTCCAGAAATCGACAGTCCGCCGGCAGATGATGGACAACGCCTACTTGGCGAACAACATGCGGCCGGTGCTAAGGCCGGAAGTCAACATCGAAGACTACATGACGTTCAAACCAGCGCAGCCGATTCGGCTGGACTTGGACCAGATTGGCGCGACGGACATGCCAGCGCAGTCCTACATCTCGACGATGCCGCACAATCCGATTCTGTCCGAGTGCCTAACACTGATAACGGCGCTAGAGCAAGAGCGCGCCGGTCGGACTGGCATCGGCGGCGATACGGCCGAAGCGACGGCGGCCATGCTGGGTTCAAACATTGGCGATTGGAGCGTTGAACGGTTAATGACGCAGCGCGAGAAGCGCAAAGCGTTGATGATTCGTTCCCTTGCCGAAACGGGAATGAAGCCACTATTCAATAAAGTTCGTTCCTTGCTCGCCAAGCATCAGACTGAGCCGATGGCCTACAAGAAAGAAAACCAGTGGGCGCAAGTAAATCCCACGGACTGGGCAACGCATCGACAGATGGAGACAAAGGTCGGTCTCGGCACGGGTGAAGCCAACCGGGAGCGGGTGAGTTTGACCGAGGTAATGACAACGCAAGACATGCTCGGTCAGCAAGGCTCACTGCTCGTCGATGACTCGAAACGACACAATGCATTGCAAGACTGGCAACGCCGGTCAGGACTTCGAGGCAAAGAGTACTTTGTCGACCCAGAGTCAGAAGAGTATGCCATGGCGCAACAGCAGCAGGCGCAGGCGCAACAGCAGCAGTCGGCGGAAATGGCGCAAATGCAGGAGCAGCAGCAGCAGACTCTGCTGATGATGGAAGAGATAAAGGCGGAAGCTAAGAAGCAGGCGGACATGATGCAGTTCGTGGTTGATAGCTACAAAGCGTCGACTGAAAGGGCTGATGTTGAGATGACGCACGACGAACAGGTGACGGAACAGGGGCCGGCAGTGTAATGGCAACAATAGTTAACGACCGAATAACACGACTAGGGCCGAGCAAGCCACCTAAGAAAAGCGCGCACTTGCCAGATGGCACGCCGAAGGGTGCGCAGAATGCGTCACGTAAGGACTCGGGGACGCGCAAGCCGCGAAAGTCGAGGTTTGCGTGACACCAGCACAAAAACTAGACCGTTCTCGTATTGCAAAAGAACTGCAAGACAACCAAGTCCTGCAGGACGCCTTGGAAACGATAGCGGCTCAGGCTTATAAGGCGTTTGCATCGGCTGAGACCAATGCAGAGCGGGCGAATGCGCAGTGCTTCGTTAGGTGTGCGGGCATCTTCAAGCGAGCATTAGAGTCCGTGGTTAAGGAAGGCACGCTTGCCTTGGATGACATTAAACGCGCAAGGATTAAACGAGGGGAAGCAGCGTGAGCATTGGTCTAGACAAAAGCGCCATCATCGGCGCGCTAAACGAAATTCAGAAACCGGCCGCTGAAGAGGCCAAGCCGGAATCGGAAACCGTGGCACTGGATGCGGCGGAAGAAGTGGAAGCCGTAGAGACGGCACCTGAAAAGGAGACGACAGAGGACGTTGTCGAAACATCGGAAGACGAGGTGGAAGACGAAGGCGTCCAGAGTCCCTTGACGCTAACCGATATCGCACAAGCGCAAGATCAGGAGCTAGATGCGTTTCTAGACTCTGTAGTCGCGAATGTGACGGTAGACGGTCAGGCGGAGAGCAAGACTCTTAGGGAAATCATCCGAGACCACCAGAGTGCAAAATCCTCGACACGCCGATTCGAAGAAGCGCAACGCCTAACGGAGCAATCCAAACAAGGCGAAGCGCTGATTCAGCAAAGAGTGCAGCAGCTCGACGGTGTAATCCAGCAAGCTGCGGCAATCCTCAACGGTGAACAGCAAGCACTAGAGTCTGAATACAACGCAATTAACTGGGGTGAACTGGAGCGGGATGAACCCGAACGGTTTGCGGCTCAGAGGATCCGATTTATTGAGCGGGCGCAGCAAATCCAGGCCAAGCAACAGCAGATTGGCCAGGAGCGTCAACGAATCGACCAAGAGCAATCCCAACAGATGGAGCAAGGGCGCCAGCAGCATATCGCTCGCGAGCGCGAACTCCTACTGAAAGGGATTCCAGAATGGAACGACGGCGACGTATTTCAGAAGGAAGGCGAAGGCATCCACACGTACCTGGCGAGCTATGGCGCGACACAGGAGCAGATTGCAGAGCTTCAAACGTCGTATGCGTGGCTGCTAAGGGCGATTCGTGACGGCTGGAAATCTTCGAAGGCGCGGGAATCGGCACCGACTAAGCGATTGCACAAGATCGCGAAGGTGATCAAGCCGAAGTCCGCGCCTGAGCCTGGTGAAGTCGCCGCGCGTGAGCGCCAAGCCGCTATCACCAACTTGCACAACACCCGAGGGGTGCGCCGCGGTGCGCGAGACCCCGCCGTTTTGGCGGCTGCTAAAGCAATTGGAATTGGCAAACCGAGGTAAATTTAAATGAGTGTTCCAACAAATACCGTACAAACGTACGATGACACGACCATGCGCGAAGACTTGCATGATGTTGTTTCCGATGTGTCCCCGACAGATACCCCGTTTGTTTCGTCTTGCGGTGAAGATACCGCGTCGGCGACGTTCAAAGAGTGGCCGCAAGACAAACTTCGAGCGGCGGCAGCTAATTCGCAGATTGAAGGCATTGACAAGACTGCGACGGCACGCGCTCCTAGGCTTCGCCCTGGGAATTTTCTCAACATCTCCGACGAGCCGGTAACGGTCTCGGATTCGGAGCGGGCCATCGATTCGGCGGGCGTTGATGATGAGCTTCGCTACCAGGTCGTCCGTGCGGGCCTTGAAGTCATGAATGATATGGAACTCATGGCGACAGGCGAGCAAGCGGCGGCGGCGGGCGCTGATGGAACCGCGCGCGAGTGTGCCGGGGCGGAAGCGTGGATTTTTTCTAACGTCGAAGCAGGCGTTGGCGGATCGACCGCCGATTGGACCGCGGCCGCTCCTTTTTATCCAGAAGCAGCTCCGACTGATGGCACGCCGGCGGCATTGACCAATGTCAACTGGAAAAGCGTGTTACAACAGATCTGGACGGCCGGTGGCAAGCCGACTTACGCACTGGGGAATGGCGGGGTTCGGGGTCGCATGTCTGAGCTTTCCGGTGTGGCAACGCTTCGGACGGAGACTAACGGGCAACAGGGGACCATTGTCGGCGCGGCTGACATTTATGTGTCCGATTGGAGTCCCGAAGGTATCCGCCTGCAGGCTGATCGATTCATGCGTACTAGCGTTGCGTTGATCATCGACCCCGACTACTGGTCGCTGGCTTATCTTCGCAGGATGCAGGAGCAAGACCTGGCGAAGACGGGCGATGCCGACAAGCGCAATGTTATTTGCGAGTGGACCTTGATGGCCAAAAACCAGGAATCGAGCGGCAAGATTGCCGATATCGACCCGGCCGCGGCTGTGACCTAAAGGGAGAATCTGGCGGTGCTCAAAAAGCGTTTACTCCGTCAGGGTGGTGGTACAAGGACGTACCACTACTACAACACGGACACACGGTCTGAATCCTTCGAGACGGTGCAAGATTTAGAGCCGCATAAAGAACGAATTACCCGAGTCAAAAATGATTCGGAGCGCTACGGCAAAGAGAAAGATGAAGGCATGGTGTTGGCCGCGTCAATCCCGGTCGTGCTTCAGATGAAAATGCTACACAAGCATGGCGTTAGAGTCTGGAAGAAACACGACTACAAAAAGATGATGCACATTCTTCGCAATGATGATGACTTTCGCGGGTGCATTATCGAGCCGAAGGTCTTCAAGCGTACTGATTTGGCATGTGGGATGGTTCAAAAGGGCGGACTATGGCAACCAACCTGATCGACTATTCATCTTTGCAGCAGCGGATTATCGAGGAATCTGATAGGGATGATATTGGCTCGGAAATCCCGAGCTTTATCTACGAAGCCGAAACGGAGATGTGGCAAGACCTGCGTTTGCGGGTTATGCAACGCCGCTATACGTCGGTGACGCCGACAGATACCCGTTATATGAGCGTGCCAGACCGCTATCTGGACATGTACCGAGTCTTCATCACGGGCGGCAGTGGTCCTAAGCTGCTACGGGCAGCATCGCCGGCTGCGATTCTTGAAAAGTATCAACCGGGTGGCTCTATTCCCGATTATTTCTGCGTGACCGGCTTTGAACTGGAATTTGAGCGTGTTCCCGGCTCTGAACTACCCATCGAAATGACGTTCTATCAGGCGCCATATAATCTTGGCTATCAGGCGGGAAATGCAGAGCTTAATGTTAACCCGCCAAAGATACCCGACGGTGATTTGGACACTACCAACGTTGTTATTTCAAACGAGGTTCTTCGCCTGCTTCCGTCCGTCTATCTGTATGCGTCGATGATAAAGGTCGGACTGTATACGCATGACGAAACGATGGTTGCGCGCTATTCCGGTCCCTACGACCAAGCGGTGGCGAAAGCGAATCGGAATGCTCGAGATGGTCGGGTGACAGGTGGACCTATTTCGGCGTTTAACGCGGTGGGCTCGCCATGATCATTGAATTCGGCGAGTATATGCCGGACCTGCCGCCGCTCAACAATCCCGGTTGCAACACGATTATCAATGCGATTCCGAAGCCGGGCGGATACCAGCCGTTCCCGGGCTTTGTGCCGACAACGGGGCCGCTAGATAGCCGATGTCTTGGCGCGTATGCGGTGCGTTCTTACGACGCGGCCACGCATACATTGGCGGGGGATGCCAACAAGCTCTATCGGATTGATCAGCTCGCGTGGGCGGACATATCAAGGCCGGGCGGCTACTCAGGGTCAGAGCTGTGGTCGGGCGTCCAATGGAAGGACAGCTTTTTTATGTCAAATTTCAATGACCCCATTCAAGAATTTCCGATGGCGGGGCTTCCGGCGCAGTTCAATGATTTGGTGGGGACTGATACGCCGCCTCCTAATGCGCGCTATCTTGCGGTGGTGCGAGATTTTCTTTTCGCAGCCAATGTGGCGGACGCTGACGGCGTGAACCCTATGCGGGTTCGATGGTCGGGCTTTAATGCCCCGCATTGGTGGACACCGGGCGTCAACCAATCCGACTTCCAAGACCTGCCATCGAACGGGTTTATCAGGGGCCTGGTCGGGACTGATTACGGTGTTGTGTTTCAGGAGCGCGCGATAACCCGCTTTGACAACGTTGGATCACAGACAATTTTCGATGTAAACGTGGCCGAGCGTGAGCGCGGCACTAATGTGCCGGCTAGTATTATCCCGTTTGGTAATAATCTGATCGGCTACCTCGGGCGGGATGGCTTCTACGTATTTGATGGGTCACGCTCGCACCAGATTGGGGACGGCAAAGTTGACAAGACGTTCTATCGAGGTCTCGACCAAGCCAACATTTTACGGATGAGTGGTGCTGTTGACACCATCAATCAAATACTGATGTGGACGTATCCGGGGCCCGGTTCGATCAATGGGTCGCCAAATCGAGTGCTTTTGTACAACTACTCCGAGGCACCCAGCAAAACGCGGTGGAGTTCTGCCGAAGTTGATATTGATCGCGTTACACAGTTCCTATCCGAGTCCTACACGCTCGAAGGACTGGACGCGGTGAGCCCGACACTTGAGGGGTTGCCGTTCAGCCTCGATTCGCGGTTCTGGCAAGGCGGAAATCTTCTGACAATCGGGTTTGATGCTCAGGGGCAAGCGGGTGGGTTTACCGGGACGCCTTATACAGCCGTCTTGGAGACCAAAGAATTCGAGGCCAATCCTGGACGGCGGGCGCATATCTCGAAACTACGACCCGTCATCGACGTAGCGCCTGAGCAGCTCTATGCACAGATTGGAGTGCGTAACCGAGCCCAAGATAGAATCACTTGGAAGCGACAAGCACCGGTGACCGAAACGGGTGATGCGAATGTACGCGCCAATGGGCGGTATTTTCGCGCACGTGTGGGTCTATCGGGGAGCTTTGACCATGCGCTTGGCATTGAGCCGGACGGCATTGCCCGAGCGGGCAACAGATGACGCAGCCCTACGACAGTGAGCGTGTTCCGAAAGTTGGCCTAGTCCGAGGGCAGATGGCGCCGTTGTCTGATGTCTGGGCGCGGTGGTTTCGGAATCTGTTGCAGATTCTGTCAACGAAAGTCGGACTACCCTGGAAGGTGAACGAAACCACGGGTGACCTATATCCAGACGGCGGTGATGAGGGAATCGGGACAATAAACAATGGACTGAACCATATCGCAGTGGGGCGTCAGGCTCCGTTAGGGATAGAGGGCGTTGTCGGTCCTAGGCCGTTGGGAGAAGGCGGGGGAATCCAGGTTATCGGATACCGCAATGAAGACCCCGGAACGGGCCCTACAACACCTAATGCGGCGGTTGAAATTAAGAGCTCGGTCACTTTGTTGTCCGATGGCCAGGTTTGGCTTGAAACAAAAGAAAATTGGACAGGCGACGACCGATATTTAATTGCTGGCCCACCCATTGCGGTCGGGGCGAAATTGTATACACCGCTTAGCCTGGGTCCAAAGGTTGTGGTTGCACAGAGTGATTTTGCTTCTGATTCCGCCGATTATTCGTTGACGGCGTTACCACAGGAGATTGTGTCTTTAACTTTAGCAAACGCTTATTCTGCTGGAGACT